CTTCTGCTATTCCTGTAACACTTATTTTTCACCAAACGGAGAAAATTCAATGCCTCTTGATGATAGCGTACTTGCAGTTGCGTATAGCGTGGGAAAGCCTAACAACTATGGCTTTGTGTCTGAAATCAAAGACAGGAAAATTACAAAGGAAACTTGCCAGCGTTACGGTGTGCGTATTGCACAAGACGCAGAAGGCAATGTAATCAAACATCTATATCCTTACTTCGACAAGCATGGTACGCATGTTGCCAACAAAGTTCGCGTAGTTGAAGATAAATCTTTTGTCGCTGAACCGGCAGGTTCGCTTGGTCGTGCAGTCCTGTTTGGTCAGAACGTCTGCCAGCAGGGAGGTAAGTACGTCACTATCTGTGAAGGTGAAATTGATACACTTTCCATCTCACAGATGATGGGTAACAAATGGCCTGTCGTTTCAATCAAGGACGGAGCAGCATCAGCAGTACGAAACTGTAAAGGAAGCTATGACTTTCTTAACAGCTTTGACAACATTATCATTTCATTCGACATGGATGAACAGGGCAAGAAAGCTGCGCGTCAGGTTGCTGAACTGTTTGAACCTAACAAGTGTAAGATCGTACAGCATGAACTGAAGGATGCTAACGAGTACCTGAAGATTGGTAAGCAGGAAGAATACATTCGTTGCTGGTGGGCAGCGAAGGTGTACACTCCAGCAGGTATTGTTAACCTTGCCGACTATGGTGATGCACTGTACGAAGAGACGCAACAGCAGACATGCCTGTATCCCTTTGCAGGTCTGAACGAAAAGCTGTACGGTATTCGTACTGGTGAACTTGTTACCCTCACTGCTGGCACAGGTACAGGTAAGTCAAGTGTAATGCGAGAACTGATGCACCATGTCCTCAAGAATACTGAAGACAACATTGGTGTTATTTCTCTGGAAGAGAATGTGCGTAACACTATCTTTCACCTCATGTCAGTTGAAGCTAACGCACGGCTGTACATTCGTGAAGTACGTGAAGCTTTTGGTAAGGAAGACCTTACTAACTGGCAAAAGAATACTGTAGGTACAGGAAGGTTCTTTGCCTTTGACCATTTCGGTTCTATGGGTACAGAAGAAATTCTGGCACGTGTCAGATACATGGTAAAAGCTTTGGACTGTAAGTGGATTTTCCTTGACCATCTTTCCATTCTTGTGTCAGGATTGGAAGGCATGGACGAACGTAGGAACATTGACATTCTGATGACAAAGCTACGTAGTCTGGTAGAAGAAACAAACTGTTCATTGCTACTTGTCTCTCACCTTCGCCGTACAGGTTCTGATTCTGGACATGAAGAAGGAAAGGAAGTAAGCTTGGCACATCTACGTGGATCACAGTCCATTGCACAGTTGAGTGATGCTGTGGTTGCTATGGAACGTGATCAACAGGCTGACGATCCTAACGTAGCAAACACTACTACCATTCGTGTTCTGAAAAATCGTTATGCAGGTGAAACTGGGGTAGCTTGTCACTTGTTCTTTAACAAGGAAACTGGTAGACTGCATGAAGTTACTAACATAGGTGACTCACCGGATAACGACGACGACATTTCTCTTTAGGAGTAAACATGGAAGTTATTCTTGACATTGAAACTGATAGCCTCAACGCTACACAGATACATTGTATTGTTGCCAAGGAAGTTAAAAGTGGAAAGGTTTACGAATGGACTAAGGATGACTGCTATACTTCTTTTCCTAACTTCGCTAAGAACATCGAAACTTTCGTTATGCACAATGGCATTAGCTTCGATGCACCAGTACTTAATCGTCTTGCCGGAACGAACATAAAGCTTTCACAGATTAAGGATACGCTTATCCTGTCGCAGCTTTGCAATCCTATTCGTGATGGTGGACATTCTTTGGAAGCATGGGGTGAACGTCTTAATTTCAATAAGATTGATTTCAGTGACTACTCACAGTTCACTGAAGAGATGCTTACTTACTGCAAGCGTGACGTAGACGTTACACAACGTGTATACATCTCCTTGCAGGAAGAAATCAAAACACTGGGTGTTTCTCAGCAATCAATTGATCTTGAACATAAGGTACGTGCATTAATCAATCAGCAAGAACGTAACGGATTTGCTCTGGACATTCCAAAGTCAATGTGTTTAGTTAACAAGCTGGAGGATATGGCAACGAAGATTGAGAACGATCTTCAAGAAAGGTATCCTCCTATCGTTGAAGAAAGATATTCAGAGAAGACAGGTAAAAAGTTAAAGGACAAAGTAACTATCTTCAATCCTGCAAGCCGACAGCAAATTGCAAGTAGACTGATGGAACAGGGTTGGGTACCCCAGAAGACTACTGAAAAGGGTCATCCAATCGTTGACGAAACTGTTCTGATGGAAATTGATTTACCTGATGCAAAGATAATTGCAGAGTATCTTCTTCTTCAGAAACGTGTAGCACAGGTCAAGTCATGGCTTGAACTTGTACAGGAGGACGGTAAAGTACATGGAAAGGTTCTTACACTGCGTGCAGTCACTGGTAGAATGGCACATAATTCTCCCAATGTCGCGCAGGTTCCGGCAGTTTATTCTCCTTATGGAAAAGAATGTAGGGAGTGTTGGACTGTTGCTTCCCCAAACAATGTTCTTGTTGGTTGTGATGCTTCTTCTCTTGAACTACGTGTTCTAGCACATTATCTTGGTGACACTAAGTTTATCAAAGAAGTAGTTGAAGGAGATATTCATACAGCTAACCAGAATGCAGCAGGACTTGAAACACGTGATCAAGCAAAAACGTTTATCTATGCTTTTATCTATGGTGCTGGTCCTGCAAAGATTGGTAGCATTGTTGGTGGTGGTTGGAATGAAGGTCAGGGTTTGATTGACAAGTTTCTTGAGAACGTACCCTCTCTAAAAACTTTCAGAGAAAAAGTTGATAAAGTTGCAGCAAGAGGAAACCTAGCTGGTCTTGATGGACGTAAGCTTATCGTTCGTTCTCAACATGCAGCATTGAACCTTCTAATTCAAGGAGGAGGTGCGATTATTTGTAAGCAGTGGTTGATTGAGATTGACAAGCTGAAGAAAATTCGTAAACTACGTGCTGATCTTGTCGCAAGCATACACGACGAGTATCAGTTTGAAGTACACAAGGAAGATGCTGAAAAGTTTGGTGAAGTTACCAAGCTTGCAATGAAGGAAACAGAAAGGAAGCTGAATGTACGATGTCCACTAGGAAGCGAATACAAAATCGGCCTGAACTGGGCAGAGACACACTAGTAATTCTTAATGATGCAGAGATACAGTTAGCACATTTGATTGCTGACAGTAGGTATGCTAAAAACAGGAAAGAAGGTGTGTTTGATAATAAGCAAGATAAGAAAAGAACTTCAATTGAAATTGACAGAGATGGAGTTGAATCTGAACTTGCTTTCTTTAAACTTATAGGAAAGTATCCTGAACCTATCTTTGACTTTTCAGTAAAGTCAAAAGAAAAGGGAACAGATGATGGAGATGCCCTTATTGACAACATGGCTATCGACATCAAGTCAACCAGATATAAGACAGGAAGACTTGTTCAATCTGGTTCACTAACGAAACTTTCAGTACCTTCAGTTGATCTTTTCTGTCTTATGATCAAAGAGGGAGAAAATTCCTATAGACTAAAAGGCTTTTATCCTGCAAAGATGTTGCTTCGTGAAGAGAATTATGGTAAACACTTTCCCGGTAGGCCGTGTTTTATGGTTGAGCAAACTGACTTAATGGAGTATGGTGACTGTGTAAAAAAAGTGCTTGACATGCGTAAGTGAGTTGTGTATATTAGCAATCCTTAGACAGCCACATTGTGTGGCACTATGAAAATGAAAGGAAGAAAACAGACTATGGTTGAAAAGAGCAAGAACTACATCATTAGCGGCGAAGCTTTCTGGGCAAGCCTTGTACAACCTAATACTAAGTATGTACCTTCTTGGCAGGTAGACGTAGGAAATCTAGACGACAATACTGCTAAGATGCTAAAAGATTTAGACCTTAATGTTCGTAAGTGCGACAAGCAAGAACATAATCGAGGTATGTTTATTACGCTAAAGCGTAAGGTGGCTTATCAGTCCGGTGAACAGAAGAGTCCTCCCATCGTAAAGGATTCACAGAATAATCCTTGGAATGGTATGCTGATTGGTAACGGTAGCAAGATCAATGCAAAGTTCCATGTGTACACTAACAGCTATGGTACCTTTGCTGAACTTGATGCTGTTCAAGTAGTTAAGCTTGTTGAGTATGCTCGTAGCGATTTTGATACTGTTGAAGGTGGTTACACCGTTTCAAACGGATCAAATGATCTGGAAGAAATCGCTCTATAACATAACATAATTCACCAAGGGGTTGTCATTTGGAGTTGGACAACATAATACAAGCAGGTGTGGAGTGGGACTGCTTGATCATAGGAAAGGTAAAACAGAATGACTAACGAAGACAAGATTCTATCAGCACTAAAGCGTCGTATGCGTGTTACTCGTAAGACTGCCATTGAGCATGGCTGGTGTGAAAATCTAACTGCTACTATTGCTCGTCTCCGCAAGCGTGGCTACAAGATTCTTACTCTAAAGGCCATGACACCGGAAGGTGTACCGTATACTCGCTATCGCCTAGTAAGTTCAGCCGCTCCCGCAAAGGCTGCTGCCTAACTAGGTTAGGGCAGGGATGATAGGCCAATGAAAAAAATCGACACTCTGGTAGAAGATATTTATGATCTTTTTACCAGCAACACAGAGATAACAATTAATAATAATGATCTGGAAGAACTAGCCGAGTCGATCAAGAAGTCTATTGTCTCTGCCCTTTCTCGTAAGCAACAGGATCGTAAGAAGACACTTCGTCTTTCTCTTATTGGTCATCCAGACAGAAAGATTTGGTATGATCTAAAAAGTGGCGCAGAGAAAGAACAGCTTTCCGGTCCTACGCTAATCAAGTTTCTGTATGGTGATATTCTTGAGGCGTTGCTTATCTTTCTGTGCAAGCAGTCAGGTCATACAGTAAAAGAAGAACAGAAGGAAGTCGAGGTTGCAGGTGTTGTAGGTCATCACGATGCTATCGTTGATGGTGTACTAGTTGATTTTAAGTCAGCTTCACCTTATGGCTTTAAGAAGTTTAAAGAGGGTACTGTAGTTTCAGACGATCCTTTTGGATACATTGCACAAATATCTGCATACAGCACAGCAAACAACACTACTGAAGCAGGATTTATTGCAATTGATAAATCAGGAGGAGAGATTGCTTACTGTCCTATTCACAGCATGGACATGATCAATGCAGAAAATAGAATCAATTATATCAAAGCATTTCTTGAACATGATACTCCTCCAAAAAAGTGTTATGATCCTATTCCTGATGGTTCCAGTGGTAATATGCGTCTGGCTGTTGGCTGTTCTTTTTGTGACTACAAGTTTGATTGTTGGAAAGATGCTAATGGTGGTAAAGGTATTCGTACATTCAATTACTCAAATGGTCCGAAGCATCTTGTCCAAGTAGGTAAAGAACCTAATGTGCCGGAAATAACATGATAAAATTTAGATCAAAGTCAGAAAGAACCACAGCAGATTATCTTAACCTAGCCGAACTTCAATACAAGTTTGAACCGTACTATATTCAGTACACTTGGTTAGAGTACAAAAAGTACCTTCCAGATTTTGTCCTTCCCAACGGAATTATCGTAGAAGTTAAAGGTAGGTTCACTCTTGAAGACAGAAAGAAGCATATGTTTCTAAAGGAAACACATCCTGATCTTGATGTTCGATTTGTATTTGATAATCCTAAAAAGAAATTAAACAAAGGCGGTAAGTCAACTTATGCTGACTGGTGTTTGAAGAATGGTTTTCAGTTCACCAGCCTAGCTGAAGTTTCAGTAGTAGAAAAGTGGTATAATGAACGAGGAAGAAGCATTTCTTCTGGAAGTAGAACAGACACTGGAAAAAGAACAAAGTCAAGAACGAGTACTCTTTCTAAGCGTAATACTTCAAGCACTTCTAGACGCAACAAAGCCTGAAAGCATCCACGAACCTGAAGAAGAAATCTATGCACGTAGACATGCACAGGCATGGTTCTTTGCTTCAGTAGGAGTAACCGCACAGGACTACGTTGACGTATGTGATATGGCAGGAATTGATCCTGACTATATGCGTAGCTTTGCCTTTAAGGTTCTTCGTTCAGGTGAAATAAAATATGTACGCCGCAGAATTAACACTGTACTTTCATTCAAATAGAGAATATACATGGATCGTGACACTGAGATTGTAAATTTGTATCGCAACAGAGGTAAAGAAAGCGTTATTGATCAGATTTATTCCAAGGACATAGAAAGGAAAAAGAAGTTGGCTGATTCTGTTATTGAGTACAAGTACACTGAAGATAAGATTCTTGAAGAGTTAAAGAAGTATATAGATGCTACATACAGCCAGCATTATGCACAGGGTAAGTACCAAGCAACTGATACGATCATTGATGCTGAATATGGTGAAGGATTTTGTATGGGTAATATGCTGAAATACTGGAAGAGATACGGTAAAAAGGACGGCAGAAACCGTAAGGACTTGCTGAAGATCATACATTATGCTATGATTATGCTTTTCCTTCACGATTCAACCCAGACAAAATAGGAGACACAATTCATGGGCATCACCGTTGACCCTAACAGAGACACTTTATTTGATAAACTAGGAGTAACAAGACTAAAAGAATCGTACATGGCAGACGGAGAGATTTCTCCACAGGAAAGATTTGCCTTCGTTTCTTCTGCATTTTCCAGCAATCCTGATCATGCACAGAGACTGTACGATTATTCTTCAAAGCATTGGCTGTCCTACTCTACTCCTATTCTGTCTTATGGTAGGTCTTCACGTGGACTGCCTATCTCTTGCTATTTAAATTACATCAACGATACAGCAGAAGGTCTTGTAGATAATCTATCAGAGACTAACTGGCTGTCCATGCTAGGAGGTGGAGTTGGAATTGGTTTCGGTATACGCGCTGCTGATGATAAATCTACTGGGGTTATGCCACACCTTAGAATGTATGACGCATCCTCATTGGCGTACAGGCAAGGTAAAACACGTCGTGGTTCTTACGCTGCATATCTTAGCGTTGACCATCCTGACATCCTACTTTTTCTTGAAATGAGAAAGCCGACTGGTGATCAGAACTTTCGTTGTCTGAACATGCACCACGGCATTAATATTCCTGACGAGTTTATGCAGATCATTGAGAACTGTATGACTAATCCTTATGCTGACGATAGCTGGGAATTAAAAGACCCTCACACAGATGAAGTAAAAGAAGTTGTTTCTGCACGTGATCTATGGCAGCGTATTCTTGAACTACGTATGCACACTGGAGAACCTTACCTTCACTTCATTGATCGTTCCAATGAGAAGCTTCCTTCATGGCTAAAGGAAAAGGGTCTTAAAGTTCAGCAGTCAAATCTTTGCTCTGAAATTATTCTTCCTACTGACAAGGAGCGTACTGCTGTTTGTTGTCTATCTTCCGTAAACCTTGAGTACTATGACGAATGGTCCAAGGACGAAATGTTCCTTCGTGATGTACTGGAGATGCTTGATAATGTTCTACAAAAGTTTATTGATGCTGCTCCTGATTCTATTAGCCGTGCAAAGTACTCCGCTATACGCGAACGATCAGTTGGAGTTGGTGCATTGGGATTCCACGCCTATCTGCAAAAGAAAGGTATGCCCTTTGAATCTGCACTTGCAAAGTCAACTAATAGAAGAATTTTCAAACACATCAGAGAAGGACTTGATAAAGCCAACATCGACCTTGGAAAGATCAGAGGTGAAGCACCTGACGCTTTCGGGACAGGACGGCGTTGTAGTCATATCATGGCAATTGCACCCAATGCTTCTTCTTCGATCATTATGGGAAACACATCACCTTCTATTGAACCTTGGCGAGCAAACGCCTACAGGCAAGATACAATTAGTGGTGCGTTTCTAAACAAGAATAAGTTCCTTGATCAGCTTATCAAAGATAAGTGCAGCAAAGATAGTTCACTTAACTACGACAAGATTTGGTCTTCCATTATTGCTAACGATGGTTCAGTTCAGCATCTGAAATGTCTTGACGATTACGAGAAAGACATATATAAAACTTCAATGGAGATTGACCAGCGTTGGGTAATTGAACATGCTGCTGATCGTCAGGAGTACATTGATCAATCTCAGTCACTAAATGTTTTCTTTCGTCCTGACGTTAACATCAGCTATCTACATGCAGTACACTTCATGGCATGGAAGAAGGGACTAAAGACAATGTACTATTGTCGTTCAGAGAAGATCAATAAGGCTGATCGCGTCTCTCGTAAGATTGAACGTCAGATTATCAAAGAGATTGATATGGAGGCACTAGCCTCTGGTGAAGAATGTCTAGCGTGTGAGGGATAATGACTGATAAACTTAAACTTCAAGACGAACGTAATTAC